CTCAATCGAGCTTATACTTAAATACAGGGAATGCATGAGAAGTCACAATAAATAATTGCATAATAAATAATTGTATTGTTGTATAGAAAGCTATGGATTTAAAGCCATCGGAACTGATGCAAATAGAGGTTTCGGTGGCTTATTCTTGTATTATTATAAAAGGTATCATCGAAGCATGCATCGATGATACCTTTTGACCCTTTAATCATAATATTGTTGTACGTATCGAAATTGCAGGTATTATGCAAAAAATAAGCAGATGTATGTTTTTGTTGTAGTACTTTAATACTTTTATAAGGTCATTTATTCGTTAAACTGTGAAATGTTTAGCGAAAGTGTTTTTCGACTGGTCTGCAAGTCGAAAATCGGGGAAACGGTAGTTGATAGCGCCCGACATTCATTCTCCCGTCGGAGGGCGCTTGCTCATCAACTATTTGCTAAATACTTGTTTGACGAACTAAATGACACGATTTTAATATCATAGACTAAACTAAAAGAAAAAAGTGTAGTCAGTAAGATTAACTTACTGATTGCACTTTTTTTTGTGCATCAAAAGAACGTGTTGAAAGTTGTCAAGGCCTGCGTTAGCAGTGCATTTTAGCCTTGACAAGCCAAAACACAAGACAATTTTGAGCTTTGGGGATTGCTCCCAGAGGGCGGGAATCCCCCTTGTTTACCAAAGTCGTAGTGTAGAAAAGAGAAAAGAAAGTAGAGGTAAGAAGAAAATGAGACAGTACACTAATTTTGAGATGTTCGCTATTTCAAAGGAGTATATTAACAAGCATCATTCAGATAATCCAATGGATTTTGTTACCAATGTCTATATTTTTTATTTTATGTCGGGCAGGTTTCCCAATGCTTCTATATCGCAGTGCTGTAATGTTGTTGAAGCGTTAAGAACACATTATATTGCTGAGTTTAGTGTAATTAGTGATGATTTGTCCTGTGATGATGAATTGCCATTTAACTAATGTCGTTTGATAAGCTGATATATGAAGCGTCTGCATCATATTTTTATGGTCTTATGTCGTTCGGTGAGTGCTTTATTATAACAGTTCGTATCATATAGCCCCCCTGGATTTCGGGGAAGGGGGCGCGCTTGTTCTTCTTAGTGCCTGCTTTTTGGCACTTAGTAGAACACGCTGGGGATTAGGAATGGTCCCACTAGTAACCTTAAGGAGATTTTAAAATGAGAGTAGTAATTGACATACCTACAGATTTCGCAAGAGATTATAGTGCTGATAAATTCAAAGATTTTTTTTCAAGGGTTATTGCAGATATTGATTGTAATGGTATATGTGGTAGATACGAAGAAGAAATTGCTGAAATGTTTTTAAAAGCATTTGATGATAGTTATGTGGACGTTTTAGGAGGTCTTAAATGAGAATTATTTACGAAAGAGTAGAGCGGTGTTGCCTACTTGACAATGGCAACATTTCGCACTCAATTTTCATAATCTGATGATTGGCTATAATATCAAAATCCAAGAATTTTATAATGGAGAGGTAAAGTTTTCGATTTATCCCGATGGAATATATCAAGTTGCTGATAGTGATAAGTCATATGTTGATAATGAGAGGGTAGAAAGAATGTTAAATAAAGATTTAACTACCTTGATATACAACCCATTTACTGAAACATATGAAAAATTGCAAGAGTTTGAAAGCGCAGATATAGAAAAGCAGAGAGCCGAACATTCGGAGCGTGTATCGCTTAATCGTACACGAAATAAAATCCATGAATTAGCGCGGTCGGAAAAGTGGGAGTACTTTTTCACATTAACGTACGATAGTGCTAAAACCGATAGATATGATTTTTCTGAATGTCTCGCGAAGTGTAGAAAATGGCTTAATAATCAGCATGTGAGAAATGCTCCCGATTTGTCATATTTATTCGTACCTGAACAACATAAAGATGGCGCGTGGCACATGCACGGATTGGTTGCTAACTGCGGAATTATGACGTTTAAGGATAGCGGACATAAAAGCAATGGCAAAGTAGTTTACAACCTTATTGGGTGGAGATATGGCTTTTCTACAGCCACTAAGATACAGGATACATACAAGGCAACAAACTATATTACTAAATACATAACAAAAGAGTTATGCAATGCCACAAAAGGCAGACATAGATATATCGCGAGTAAAAACTTGCATGAGCCTGTGGAGTTAGTATTAAACCTAATTCCAAGCGGTATAGATGTATATTCTCCTCGCCTTGAGCATGATTTTGAAGAATGGCTTAAAAGACAGGCAGAGGAGATAGCAAGAAATCATGGTTATGATTTCAAACACGAAACAGTGATAAATGGTTTCAAAAGAGCCATATATCAAATGTATCAATTCAACGAAGAAAGTGAGGAAAAGAAATGAGTGAAAAGAAAAAAGAATTGATTTTACCAGTGTCCATAGAATGTGGTTTTACTACATTGGAGCAAAAACTAATTTTCGAAGCACTTGTTGTGCCGGAGATTAAAAAAGTGCTACTTAAATATGCACCATTATTAGGATATGCAGGAATAACAGAAAATACAGAAAGTGAGGAAAACTAAAATGATGAAAGTAGTAGGATTTATCGAAATGAAAAAGAGAACTGGAGTAGTAGTTTTTGTGGAGCAGGACGGAACTGGTGCCGTCCACGGCAAGTCTACAGATAAGTTATTTATCTATGAGGACTTAGCAAAAAAGATTACCGATAATGTAATCGGTCATGATATTAGTGTAGCTTATGGTTGCGGATACTCTGGCAAAGCCTTTATATCCGATATTACTATAAAATAATTAAGAAAGGGGAAATGTCTTATGTTAGCTGAGGCAAGTACTGTGTCTATGACAACTGCGGTAACATCTTTTATGGATGTGGTAACTACAGTAATGACTACCATTACTGGGAACGCAACTTTGATGGCGTTCTTCTGTGCAGGAATTGTTGGAATTGCTATTGGTGTTGTTAAACAGCTCCGTACATTCTAGTATTTCTGTATATCGGGGTGGGGGCTTCTGCCCCTGCCTTTTTTTATCATTTTTAAAAATGATACTTGTTACACGTTGCGAATTGTTACATGAATATTACGAAAAGTGTTTTATGCTGCGCTGATCCACGATTGTTTGAGGGGTTCGGTGCAGCATAAAACCGATTTTAGAAAGTGAGGACTTATGAAAAGATATGGAAATATTCGTTTTACTCGGAGAGTGGTTGTTGCTCTGTGTTTGGTCATTTCTGTGCTTGCTGTTTTAATTTGCGGTCAGACTGTAAGAGCTGATGATACTACTTATACTGGGTCGACTATGTATTCTGTTGATATTGTATCTGGATATCCACACAAAGGTAATTTTACTACTGAAAAGCTATCAACAACTATCAATTACACTTGTGCTTCACCTGTTTATTCTTTCATTGCTGAGGAACCTGTCTTTGATGTTCAAGGTAATTTAGTTCCTAAACATTTTAATCTTATCTGTGGTTTTTGTTCTGTAAGTGAAATCCATGCAAAGGAATTATCTGATATTACACCTACTGTGATTAATGGTTGTTATTTTTACTGTGATAGGTTGCTTCCTCTTGATTGGAGCAAAGAGGACTCTTCAAGTGATGATGATTATATTACCAGAATGACTGCTAGTAGTTCTGATATATTCTATTTGGTTAAGGATGTGTCATTTTATCAAACCATATCAGACTACCTCAAGACTGGCACTAAGGCTGATGGTATGATAGTCGGTGGCAGTGACACTCACCCAACTGATGTTACTAACAAGAGTATTGGCTACTTGCAGAATGTCAAATTAAATTTATCTTATATTACACCGATTAAAGGAGATAGTATTTTTGAGACAACTAATTATCAAATATATTCAGATATGATATATAACTTAAAATGGAATAGTAAAAAAACGTCTACTAATTATGATTTATCTTCGTCTTATGTTCAACTATATGCGAAGGCTGAATATAGTAAGAGCGAATACGATAAAGTTTCTGCAACTGATTTTATTGACCTTGGTGATTATGAAAAAGCATCTAAAGGTAAACTTAAATTTTCCTTTTTAGAATTATTTGAAAAGTCTAATAATTGTAAATCTGCTTATTTGTCCGCATATCCTTTATCGTCTGCTGATTATAAGAATGGCAAATTGCAAGCCTGCTCTGTAACGTCTAATATTAAATATAAGTTTTATATTAGAGTTTATAAAGGCACTGACAAAGGTCCTTGGCTTTGTGTATCTGAAAAAGGCTCTCACCATTCCAATGAATTTGTAAACTCTGGTGATAAAGTTCCTTTTAATGTTTCTAGTGGTGATTTAGATTCAGATGGAACATATAAACCAGATGGTAATGTAAATATAAATGGTAATGGTATTACCGGCACTGGTACAGATAAAGATGATGCTGATGCAGATACTAACGCCAATGACAAGATACAAACTAAGCATGATTCTTCTGATAATTCAGTTTGGGATAATTTGGAAAATCTTGTTTCTGGTATCGCTAGTGTACCTATTATCATTAAAGATATATTCTCTTTTTTGCCGTCGTGGTGTCTTAACGTTACTGCAACTGGCTTCGCTTTAATGATTACTGTATGTGTAATTAAATTTATAAGGGGGAAATAAGATGCTATATGATGTTTATAGATCTGCTTGTAGTTTAATTTTTGAAGTTTTTAATTGGCGCGTCCCCTGGTCTGCTTCTGTTCGTCCGACTATTGGTGAAGTGTTTTTGTATTCATTGGTTGCAGGCATTGTTATTATTTTTATAAAAAATTTAAAGTATTGAGGTTATGTGATATGGTTGTTGATTCTACGGAATTTTATGAAGCTGTACTAGATACAGAATTAATTAATAATAGTGAGGTTCAAAATGTTCAAAGTGAAGAGAGTATTCTGCAGGATGAAAAAGAAGATAGTACGGAAATTGTCACATCTGATAATTCGACTCCTGCGGTTGGCTCTACTGTTCAGACTATAGATTATACATCAAATATAGATGCGATTGCTAATGATGTACATATAATCATGTTTATAGTTTTATTTAGTTTTTGTTGGTCTTGTATTAAGTCGTGGCGCACACATTCATTGAAAGGAGTTAGGAAGTAATGGACGTATTAGTTAATTTGATTGTTGGTAGTTCTACATCGTTAGATGTGTATGTTATGGTTAGGCTTATTGTAGTTATGATTTCGCTTGAGCTTTTTGCTACTGCCTGCGGATTTTTAGGGGGCATGAAATAGTATGGGATTTTTAATTTTTATTGGTGTCCTGCTGATGTTGTGGCTATCGGTAATTTGTAGAATTGTCTGCCTGCATCCAGTAAGTACTCTATTTTATGCGGTAAAAGATTTCTATTTCTGGATTAAACACAAGGGGTATAATTTTTATGAAGCAGGATTGTTAAATTGTTACTGTGCACATTTCGGTGGCGGTAAAACGTTATCTATTGTGCATTATGTCACTTTGATTTTTAAAAAGTATAATAATAAAATGGTCTGGGATAGAGGTCGCAAAAAGTTTGTTCGACAAAAAATCCATGTTATTAGTAACGTAGATTTTAAGAGTATCCCATATGAACCACTTGCAAGCCTGTCGCAGGTCGTTTGTTGTGCTTACAAAAATAAAGATATAGATATTAAAAATAATACAAGGACAGTAGTAATAGTAGTTTTGGATGAAGCATCTGCACAGCTCAACAGTAGAAATTTTAAGACAAATATTGATGCTTCATTTTTGAATACTTTGATAACGTCTCGTCATTATCATATTTCATTTATGTATAGTAGTCAGAAATTTAAGTTGACAGATGCCCTCATGCGTTCAGTGACTCAAAAGTGCATTAATTGCGAAAAGATATGGCGTTTTCTGGTGCAGAATGAATATGATGCAGATGAAGTAGAATATGCTAGTAATCCTACTTTGATAAAGCCACGCAAACGTACTGGGTTTTTAATTAAAGATAAAGATTATAATGCTTATGATACATTGGCGGTTGTCGATAAACTTAAGAAGTCGGTCGAAGTTGGAGATATGATGAGCGAGCAGGAAATATTGCAAATGAGAGGTGAAATGAATCCTGATAATGACCAGATTATGCATCGAAGTAGGCGCTTGAAAAAAATATTGAAGTAG